GTTCTGGGGTCACCTGGCCGTCGGCCGCAAAGTCGTACTGGGTCAGGTAGACTCGGCGGCGGCCGGTCTGGATGAAGGCGATCTCACTGTCCAGGCGCACCGGCAGGGCGTCCGCCGAACCCCGGCCGGTGGAGCGTTCCATTTTGGCGGCCGGTGTCAGTGTCTCGCCGTCGGCGGGTCGCAGGAACCATTCGGCGGCGCCGGTGCCGAAGTGCAAGCGCTTGCCCGAGGCGAGCCAGAGGATCCGGTCGGCCTGGCTGTCGGCGGCCGTCTTGGTGATGGCGCCGTCGTTCAGGACCGCCCAGTTGTCGCCGTAGGGTGCGAAGTCGCCGAAGTTGGCGCTGCCCGATCCCCACAGGGTGATCGGCTGGGTATCGGTGCCGCCGAACCACAGGCGTTCCTGGTGGAAGGCGACGCATCGGGGATAGCCCCGGCCCGGGGACCAAGCGCCTTCCTGCCAGTGCCGGGTGGGATTGAGGCTGGGCAGGCGCCGCAGCACATCGCAAGAGGCGGTGCGTGCATCGCTGACCCAGGAAATCCGCACCGTCCCCGAGCCGTTGTGCAGGTGCAGCCAGGTGACGCCGCCGTCACTGGCCGATCCGTCGGTGTGGATTGGGCTTTGGGTGCCGGAGGTGCCGTCGGCGGTCGCCTCGTAGACGTGATCCGCGCTCTTCACCAGGTCGCCGGCCGTGTAGGCGGTGTCCGCCTCCCAAGTCGGGTAGTTCAGGGCCCCGGACGGATCGTAGAGGCGCCACAGGGCGCCGATGTGCCCGCTGTCGAACAGGTCCGCCGAGGCGGTCAGGGAGATCTCGCCCGTCGTCCAGGACGGGGTGATGGTGATGTCGGTCGTGTTCTCGTCCATGTAGGGGCCGTCGTCCGGCTCCCACGTCACGATGTCCCAGGACCCGACACCGTGGCGCCGCAACTGGTGGACCGGGTGGACGGGCGAGGTCAGCCAGATCACGTCCTTGGATTGGACATGCTGGATCTGGGCGACCTGGCTGAGGCTGTAGGGCGAGGCGATATCGGCCACGACGCCGGAGTCCCAGTCGTGGACGCGGATGTAGAGGTGCCCGAACTCCAGCATGTATTGCTGGCCGGCATCGGTTGAAAAGCGGAACGGGATCAGCCGCGCGGTCGTATTGTTCTTGGTCTGCGCCCGGAAGTATGTCCCGGGCCGGTGCCGCGCCGGTCCGTGCTCGGTGGCGATGAAGTTCTCGCACTTTTTCGACCCGGTGGCCCAGGCCGGGTGATCGGTCCGGCCGTGCAGTTCGGGCGCGATCTCACCGCGAGAGAAGCTGTTGAGGATGGGCGCGGCGCGGGGCATTACGAGAACCTCGCATCTTCCCAGGAACTGGTCCGCTCCACCTGCTCCAGCATGGCTTCCTGGGCATCCGCCCGGCGCATGTCACGCAGGGCCTCGCGGTAGAGTTGGTCCAAACGGGCCGCGAGGCCGATGGCCTTGGGGGCCAGGCCAACCATCGCCTGGGCCAGGCGGGCGGCGACGACGGCGGACAGCAGCGGGCCGAAGTCGGCCTCGTCGATGCGTGCGGTGTAGGAGACGCCCAACTGATACCCGGTCCGTGCGGTGGGGGCCGCGACCGGCGGCGTGATGTCGGGCAGGTCCTCGTCGCCGGCGGTGGCGTCCAGGGCGGAGATGCCGGGGTAAGGCAGGTCCACCTCGCCCTTCGCGCTGGCGGCGTCGGTCTCCAGGTAGCGGCCGACCACCTTCCAGGGGTACCGGGTCTTCTCGATGTCCCGGGCGACGAGGCAGTCGTCGGGCAACAGATAGCGCAGTCGGAAGCCGAAGGCCGGCGCCGCCGTGTCCTGGATCAGCACGGCGTGGCGCATGGCCCGGTTCCAGGGGTAGCTGGCCAGCACCTCGTCGCGGATGCCCGGGTAGACCTGGCGGAGGCGGCGGCCAGCCCGGCCGGGATCGCCGAAGGCGGCCACCTCGTCCAGGTTCAGGTGCATCAAGGCCCGGTTCCAGATGGCCAGCACCGCCGCCGATTGGCCGCTCAGGCCCTCGGGATCGCCGCCGCCGGGCTGGGCGGCCTGGACCCGGGCGAGGGTCTTCCGGTAGGCGTCCAGCCAGCGTTCGCCGGCCTCGGCGCTGTTGGTCTGCCCGAACGCCAACTCGGCCGTCAGCCGGTCGCGCAGGGCGGCCACGAGATCGGGGTCCTCGGGGACGAACTCGGGGATCGACCGCGTGAAGACCAGGGACAGCGGACCGTCGGCGTCCGACAGCAGGGTGCGGCCCTCGACCTTGAAGGCCACGGCCCCCCCGCCGGCCCCCCCGCCGTCCACGGACCGCACCTTCAGGCAGTCGGACGGCAGGGAGAAGGCGTACCCGTAGCCGCTGGTCGCGGCGCCCGAAGCGGTCAGGGTGGCGCGCCCGGTCAGGCCGGACCAGGGGTAGGCGGCGGCCACCTCGTCGGCCACCAGGGGATAGGTGGCGCGCACGCGGATGGCGTTCGGGATACGGCTGTCCCAGGACTCCAGGATCGTGCCGCCGAGCCGGGCCAGGGCCGCGTTGATGATGGTGAGCCGGTCAGGCATGGGCCCTACTCCACGTTCTGCGCGAGCCAGGCCTGGGTCTCGACCAGACGCTGGCGCAGCAGGGACGGGGCGATGGTGCCCGGGATGTGGTCGGGGTTCCGGATCAGCAGGGCCAGGGTGGCGATGATCTCGAAGTGCCAGAAGCCGTACCAGACCTCGGTTTCGTCGCCGTCACTGTTGGCCCAGGTGAAGCGCATTGTGTCGCCGGCGGTGGCGCGATAGCGCATCTCCATGTAGTCCCAGCAGCGTTGCCCCAGTCCGTCCACCAGGGTGGTCTGGGCGCCGTCCAGCAGACCCGAGGCCAGCAGCCACAGGCAGGCCCGCAGCACCAGGGCGGGGCCGTGCGGTTCCTCGTACAGGGTCTGCGGCGCGGACACGGCGGGGTCGGGGAATTGGGTCGGCATGCCGTAGACCGTGACCTGTTCGTCGTCGATCACCACCGTCTTGCCGGTCAGGTCCGGCCACAGGGTGTCGAGGCCGGTCAGCCAGTCCAGCACCATGGATAGGGCCAGTCCGCGCGCGTCCTCGAACGCGGCGTCTGCCTTGGTGACGTTGACCAGGCGCGCCAGACTTTCGACCACCCGACACTGGTAGCCGATCCATTCGGTGTTCGGGTCGTCGTTCGTGTAAACCCAAGTGTGGGGCGTCGGCCAGCCGAGCGACATGCGCGACGGCGTGTTCAGGATGAAGGTGTGGGCGAACGGTCCCCGGGTGCCGCCATCGGTTTCGTAGCGGTTCTGGGCCGCCTGAAGGAAGCGCAGCTGCTGTTCCATCAGCAGGGCGTGGCGGGGCTTCGGCTCGCCGCCGGCGTTGGTGGCGCTGATCGGGTAGGTCAGTGCCCCGGTGTCCGGGTTGGGGATCGGCAGGTCCGCCGCCGGGTCGAGCAGGGGATGGACCGCCGTCGCCTCGGCGCTGAGGGCGTACCAGTAGTCGGGCAATTGGTAGCCATGAAAGGGCTGGCCGTTCCAGCCCACGTACTGCTGGCGGGCGGTGTCGGCGTTGATCGCGAAAGGCAAACTCCCCGGGAAGAAGGGCATCTTGGTGCCGCGCACATGGCTGGCGACGTTGGCAAGGACGGCGGCCTGGCTTGCGCCGCTGACCAGGCGCATGGCCACCAGTTTGCCGCTGTGCGGGCCGGGCATCTCGATACTGAGGCCGAAGTTCTCGAAGTACGTGCTGGCGGGCAGGACGGCGCCGCCCGACGTCCGGAAATCCGTACGCGGGATCAGGAAGTAGCGCGGCCCGCCGTTGGCGGAATTCCCGACGGCCAGGTCGGGGTGGCCCTTCAGGTCCGCGTACCAGCGGGTGTCCTCGCTGAAGTACTTGGTCGAGGACACGAAGACAGACAGGTGCTCGTTGGCGGCCACGGGGACCTTGCTGGTGACCAGGGCGACGAACAGGAACTGGTCGGGATCCTGCCAGTCGGTGGCCTCCCGCCACTCGTCATTGAAGCCGCGCCCGATCTGGACCTGGTGCACGGCGCCGTCGCCGATCGGCACGGTCCATTGCAGGGCGCCGTTGAAGATGTCGCCGGTCCAGCCGGCCGGGTAGACCATGATGCCCGGCGACCAGCGGAACCCGGCGCTGCCGGTGGGGTCGCCGCCGCTGCCGCCGACCCGGGACCAGAAATTGTAGCCGTACCAGGTGGCGTTGCCGCCGGCCTCGATCACCGACGCCGGCGGCGCCTCGGCATTGGGATGATCCGAGTAGCAGAACATGCCGGTGGGGTCGCCCCGGGCCGGGATGGCGTCGAACTGCGGCATGGGCTTGATGACCTCGCGCAGGTCGCTGAGGTTCTGTCCCTTGACGCAGGACATCCGCATGGCGTCGCGCAGGTTCGTCCATTGCGTCGCCTTGCCGGGCCGGGTGTCGTGCAGGATGGCCAAACCGATGGCGTAGTCGAACCAACGGAAGGTATCCGGCGCACAGGCGGCGTAGCCGTCGTCGACGCCTGTCCAGAAGGGATAGGCCTCGTAGGCCTTGCCCTCGGCGATGGTGCCGGCGTTCTGGTAGGCGTAGACGACGTTCCATTCCGTCACGTTGTAGGGTGCCGTCGGCGGGATGGTGATCTCCACCGCGTAGCCGACCCGGGACCAATGCGGACTGGCCTGTTCCAGCGGGCCGGCGAAGCCGTCGTCCAGGCGGATGGAGGTGTCGTCGGCCGGCGCCACAAGGTCGTAGGCGGGGCTGTAGACGCTCTGGTAGAGCAGGTAGGAGGTGGTCGGGTAGATCATCCAGACCCGGAAGACGTCCGGGCCGCCCTGGTGACCGGGCACCGTGGCGGGGATGATCAGCTTATCGTCGCCCGTCGCCGTGGCTTGGAATCTGTAATGGACGCCCTGTTCCGGCACGCTGCCCCGGCAGGTGAACAGCCAGTGCAGCAGGCAGATCGTGGTGGGGTCGTCGGGAATCGGCTGCCGCAGCATCGGGCCGTCGAGGCTGCCGTCGCCCATGGCGTCCAGCATGGCGAGCGCGGTGGCGTGGAACCAGTCGGCGGCGCGGACGTCTTCCTGGGTGCCGCCGTCGAGCGCCAGCCAGGCCAGGAACGCGGCCTCGATGGCGATGGACTGGCCCTCCGAGGTTCCCGACACCGGGTGGAAGTAGCCGCCGCGTCCGAATTCGCTGTGGAAGGCGTTGGCGACCAGGCCGTTCTTGATGAGCGGCCCGTTCTCGGCGTCGATGATGGAACTGTCGCGCGCGATGGTCACCTTGGCCCGGTCGCGGGTCAGGGTAGCGAACTGCGGATCGGACAGCAGCAGATAGCAGTACCGGTCGAGCGTGCCACGGGTGACCGAGAGCGGGATGCGCTGTTCCAGCGTCCCCGGCGGAAACCTGAGGGTGCCGGACGCGGGCACGTAGTCCGGCCCGGCCAGGGCGCTGCCGTCCTGGGTGGCGTAATCGACCTGAACCGTCTGATTGTGCGGGGCGTCGAGCACCACGCGCACCGTGGCCGTGGGCATGGGCGGGCCTCGTGTCTGGCCCGGCTACTTTCCGGGCGGCTCCTGGGCGCCGCCCTTGCCCGTCTCGGGCGGGTCCCCGGGGGCGTCGACGGGCGGCAGGCGCAGGAACGACAGGGCGCCGGCCTTGACCACCTCCAGACCCTGGACCGGGGCCAGCACCACCCGGCGGGCGGCGGTGTCGATCAGCCGCACCACGAACAGGCCGACGGTGGGCCGCTCCGCCTGACGGTCGGCCTGGATGTAAATCAGGTCGTGGACCTGAAGCCGGCTGGCCACGGACAGGAAGTAGGTCTCGTCGGCGACCTGCGCGGGCGTGTGCTCGGTGGACAGGCCCCAGACCGTGGGCGCCGTGCCCCAGCGGAGCAGCGGCGCCAGATCCCGGTCGCGGCAGGTGACGGTGGTCTTGGCCATCGGCCTTTCCTTCCGGTGCTGGCAGATCAGGCCGGCACGGCGACGGTGACGGGGCTGACCCCGGTCACGGCCAGCATGACGGGCACCGGGGCGGCGCCGGTGTTAACGGTGGCCAGGATCAGGTCACCGACGATCAACTGGTCCGCCGCATTGGCGAAATACCCGGAGGCGACCACCGTGGCCTGATCGTCGTCGGTGGTGTAGAGCCACTGGCGGGCATGTCCGCCATGGCCAGTGAGCGAGAAGTGGGCGGCGCTGAAGGCCATGGTCTTGGCTCCTTACGGCTGGCCGGATCGGGATCAGGATTCTTCCAGGCACTGGATCTTGACGATGCCCTGGTCGTCGATCAGCACTGCGCCCTGGCTCATCATGTTGTTGCACCAGTGGGCGGCGCGGTCGCCGTGCCAGGTGATGTCGGTCTGCACCTCGGCGCCGCTGGCATGACCGATGGCGGTCTTGTGAAACCAGAAACAGGACCGCGTGGTGCCGGCCAGCGTCAGCCCGGAAAACGGCATCCAGATGGTGCCCAGCCAGCGCTTGGCCATGCCGGCCTGCAGCCAGGGCATGTCTTCGCTGGTGCCGATGTAGTCAGCGTCCGAGAACTCGTCGATCTTCAACAACTCTGCCCATTGGCGCCAGCCGACCACGGCGAAGCGGTCGTCCTCGGGCACCTCGGCGTTGCCCAGGGTCTCCATGGCCGTCAAGATTTTGGTCAGCGTCAGTCCGGCGGCGTCGACGGCGATCACGTTGGTCGCCGCGCTGTCCAGGGCCGAGACGATCAGTTCGTCCGTCTTGCGGCCCAGGGCGTAGGCGCCGGCGCTGGTCACCACCGTGCGTTCGTCGATGTTGGTTTTCAACTCGTCCAGGCGGTCGACCCAGTCACCGGCGTAGTAATCAGCCAGGAGGCATTCGACCGGCTCATGATCAACGTTCATCGGGTCGATGACGCCGTGGCGTGACTTCGTGGTCGCGGTCCCCTTGCCGACCTTCTGGAAGGAGGTCGAGATGCCTGTGATTCCGGTCTTGTTGCGGACCATGCCGCGCAGCTTGGAGCCACGCCGCTGGTAGGCCTCGTGAACGTCATCCTCGAACTGCTTGATGAACGCGAGGTCAATGGTCGGATGTTGGGCCATGGTTTACCTCTTAGCGGCGGAAGCCTGCAGGCACGTCCGACGTGCCTGGGTTCTGAAGGACATAGATCTCGTCAAGACGTGCCTGACCGCCGCCGGCCGCGAAGCCGGCCCAGTCCTTCTTTTCCTTGAGTGCGCGAAGGGTCTGCTTTTCTTGTTCCAGGTCGGCGCTGCCCGGGCTGTCCCCGGTCACCAGGGTGTCCTCGCCCAGGGTGGCGCGGCCATGTTCGGCCAAGATCGCCGCCAGTTCGGGGACGTTGGTCAGATCGAACTCGGCCAGGCGCTCCTTGAGCCCCGGCGTGGACGCGACCACGCGATTGGCAAGGTCCAGGTTGGCGCCGTACTTCGAGCCCCACTGCTGCTTCAGGGCAGCCTTGCCCTGCGTCTGCGCCTCGGCGCGGTCGGCGGCGGCGTCCTGGGCCTGCTGTTTGGCGAAGGCGACGAACTGGTCGTGCAGGGCCCCGGCCTGGGCGGCGCTCAACCCGGCCGCATGGGCGCTGCCCCGGAACCAGTCGGCGAACCCGTCGTTGTACGAGGGGACGTCCTCGGGCTTCTGGAACTCGTACCCCTCGGGCTTCTCAGGGCGTCCGAGCCGCTGGTAGAAAGCGTCGCGCTCTTCGTCGGTGGTGTCCTCGCCGGGGACCACCAGGGCCTTGCCCATGAGGTCCTGGTGGGCCTTGGCCAGATCGGCCGGGGTCTTGATCCCCTGGTCCGTGGCCCACTGGCGGGTGCCGTCGTCCAGGGTGGACAGCCATGCGGTATCCGGACCCTGATCGGGCTTGGGGGGCGTCGGATTGGGCGCCGCCGGGGCGGCCGGCGCGGGGGAAGGGGGCTGACCGTCGCCTGCGGCGCCGGACAGAATATCCCCGTCCCCGGCGGGCTGCGCGCCGGGCTGCGTCTGTGCGTCGGGTGCCGTGGGCTCAGGGGTCCCGGTCATCGTCCACCTGTTGGATCATGTCGGTCCATCGCTCGTGCGATAGGCGACACATCGCGGAGACGTGCAGGAACACACAACGCGCCCCCTCGTTCAGGGCGCTGGTGGTCGGGTCTCCCGGGACGTGGGTGGGGTCGGCGATGCGGCAGAACTTGGCCAGGTCCTTGAGGACGATTTTGCCGTCCGGGGTGTCGAACAGCCGGCGGTAGGCGGCGGGCACCTGCTGGTGTCGGCATGGCGGCCATTTGGCGCGCACCCATCGGGCCGCGCGCGCCAGCCGGTCACTGAGGCGTTCACTGGCCCGGTCACCGACCATCGGCGGCGAACCCGTCGGTCTGGGCGTCACGCTGGATGCCGGCCAGACCGGCCAGGGCCTCGACCCCCTGCTTGGCGGCGCCGGCGACACTGGGCGCCGCTTGGGCCATGGCCATCTGCTGGGCCTGCTGTTGTTCCGCCTGGATTTCGGCGGCAACGGTCTGGCGATCCCGCATCACGCGCGCCGGCACGCCGCGTCCGCGCAGAATGATCCGCGTCGCTTCGCCCACGTCGATGTGCTTGGTGGCCGTCGGGTCCACCTGGGCCAGAGGCAGCACCATCGCCAGCGCCTCGGCCAGGGCCTCCGCCTCGCCGGCTTCCTGCGCCCGTTCCAGGGGGGAAAGGTACTGGACGCGCAGGTTCGGGTACTGCTGGAGCACCGGCGGCGGGTCCGGAAAGGCGCCGGCCCGCGAGAGAATGCCGTAGACACGGGCCACGACCGGGGCCATGGCCTCGGACTCCAGCCGCCCCAGGACGGCGCCGTTGACCAGCAGGTTCTCGTTGGCGCGGCGCGCCACCTCGAACGCCGTCATGCGGTGGTCGTTGGGCAGCGCCAGCCGGTCGCGCCAGAAGGCGGCTTTGATCGCGGCGCGGATGCGCTCCATGTAGTCCAC